CCGTCAGCGTGTTTCAACGCCTTGTAGTCGGTAGCAGCAAGAATCTGTTTCAGTCCGGCAATTTCAGACTGAATCTCCATAGCTCTGTTATCCATAAAGCGGCACCTCCTCTCTTTGCCAATTTTCTATGAAAAGTCTGTCAAACAGACGGTTCATACTGTGAATGGTTCTGCGTGCCTGTTTCTTTTCCATGCAGCCACGCCATGAAGCATACGAACACCGTATATCCTCGAAAGATAATTCTCCGGCTAAAAACTTCCGGTACTGGCGTACCAGCTTTCTCCTCTGCCTTACAACTGCTTTTCTGCAAGGCTTTCTCAAAATCTTTCCGGTGTCCGTCAGATATATTTGTGTTTTCAGGAATGTAAAGCCATGTGACAGCTTTACGATTCTTGTCTTTTTCTCATTCAGTTCAATTTTCAGCTCCGCACATATTCTGCGGATTTCCTGTAAGCAATACTCCAGATACTCTTTGCTTTCATGTATCAAATATCCGTCGTCCATGTATCGTGCGTATTCGTGTATCTGTAATACCTCTTTGATGTAGTGGTCTAATTTGTTCGGGTAGGAAACGGCTATTGTCTGGTTGTCCTCACTTCCAAGACCTAACCCTTTGTGTTCTACGGTATCAGGATTCTCGCCTTTCTTGATTGCCATTTTCAGGTAATGCTCATAGTAAGAATCAATAAACCGGTTTGCGAGCCAGACGATTTTATCATCATCAAAAGCTCTCCTGATAATCTGTTTTGCTATGTCGTGGTCGATATTTCCGAAATAATTTTTGAAGTCAAATAGCAGGACGTAGCCCTCTGTTCCATGATGTCTATAATGTCTCCGTAAATGAGTAACAAGCCTTTTCATGGCAAAGCTCGTACCCTTTCCTTTCTGGCTGGCTCCGTTATCGTGTATCAGCGACCTTGTGAGAACTGGAACCAGTGCATTGTGATTGAGCGATTTCTGTGGTACTCTCTCTGAAAAATGAACACTCATTATATCCCGGTGCTTTCCTCTTTCATTCAGACCAAAACAGATAAATCCTTTGTGTATATCCTCACAATAGGTCAGTTTCTTATTCGTGGCTGCTACATTCGTGAGCCTCCGCAGCATATAACGCTTCACACTGGCTTTATAGCTGACACCTTTTGCCGCTTCTATGGCGGACTTCGACAAAGCATTTCGGCTGATGACTTTATAATAATCTCCAGCACCCTCTTCCTTTTCGCTTCACGCTTAGCCTTTCGGCGTTGGAATCTTGCCTCTTTCCTTTCTTCGCTAGTCATAATTAAATTTCCACCGCTTTCCGGTAATAACCTATTATCAAAATGGTATCTGGTACGGCAGCCCTGTATAAGCAGCTTTACTGGTAGCCCTAACCGCATAGCATAACAGGCATGAAATACAGGCTCTCTACCAATCCTGTACCATGCAAGCAGCGTCCGCCTGATGTCATCCAGATACTTATTTACAGCCCGGTTTCCCATTGGCTGACGGTATATCATCTCCTTCCATCCACTTGCACTGATTTCAAAATGCCGTAAACCGGCAAAATCTACTTTGTCTCGCTTTAGTGGAATCAGACCGGCACATGATTCGAATTAGACGCATTCCAGTTGTTGGCATTCCCATTGTTGTTCACATTGCACGCATTCGTCGAATTGCCGCTCCTGACAGAAGCCAACCACCAGTTGCACCGACACAGAATTAACAGAGGATAACCCATATATGAACGCACCAGTTATTTACTGATACGGTCATTGTCGCTTTTATTCCATTTGATGATTTTACCTATGAGGTCACTAAGCAAATCTGTAACCTCCCTCATGTTATCATCAGTTGCTCCCTCGCACTCGGCTATAATATCCATGAGCTGGAGCTGTAATTTATTGCAGTACGATAACGCCTTTTCTTGAAGTAATGCTCTCGCTGATAATCTTTCCGGCGTTTGTTCTTTGTTGAGAAATATATCGTTTGAATCCGATATGCAATCCCTGATAGCCCTTGCGTAATCTATCGCTGGTTTTCCGTTTATATATCTCCACCGCTTCGGTACATATCTGTCATTCATCACATATACAGATACTTTGTGTTTGAGTGATACTGCCATATCAAGTGTATCAAATTGTGTTTCTCGTCGTGTCCTGCGGTAATTATTGCCGTAGGTAAATTTTGGTGTACTTTTCTGCTTTTCCTCTGGCATTTGTTACTCCTTTCAGAAGATATGGGGACCACAAGGGTCCCCGATTTTTTGGATTGTGAGATTTTCTGCTTACGCAGTGATACGGAAGCAGACCGGCACACGAGACGAATTAGACGCATTCCAGTCGTCGGCATAACCATAGCCGTTCACACCGCACGCACTCGCCGAATAGCCGCTCCTGACAGAAGCCAACCACCAGGGGCACCGACTGCCGCCGTTACCGGCTCCCTTGATTCTGCTCAGGTAAGTATTGGCGAAAATAGGGTACTGTACTGCCTGTCCCTCAGACCAGCCCGGAGTTCCCCAGACGATAGCACCGAATACCTCGTATTCAAGTGGAACCCATAAAGCACCTAAATCCTGCCAGCCCCAGCTTGTGGAATCTGTCAAAGCTCCGGCACTTGAATAACGCTGCTCCAGCAACATTCTCTTATGTGCAATCTGGTTCTTTACCTTATCAGGAAGATAGCCGTAGAGCGTTTCATCAAGCCACTTTTTCAGGTTGCTTACCATGTACGGATATGGAGATGTTGAATCTCCGTTGTTATTATTGGTCGTGTTCCACTGGATTGTTTCTGTGAAACAGTCCTTACTGATGAAGTCGATATGATGTCCTACCGCCTGGTTCGTTGTATTGTAGTAGGTGTCGATACCGGCTACCTGCATATTCACAACCTCTTTATTCATAGTTACCGGAATGTAGTCGCCTACATAGATACCCTCGTAGTTTGCAGCTTTGATTCTTGCACGAATCCACGCCCATTCATCAGAGTATTTTGCAATCTCTGACGCAAATACGGTCACAAGGTTTCTGCCTTTGTAAATCCTGTTATCCTGCTGGTGCAGAATCAGATTGTCGTTTCTGGCTGTTTCATCCTTGATAGGTCTGGAAACGCCGCCTGTTTCAATTATTGAAATTTCACTTGCCATTTTATAAATCCTCCTTTGGTTTTATTATGCAAATGACAGCGACAATG